TTAAATGAACGTTTAAAACAAATAAAGTGAGTATATAATGCCATATCCAAATCAACACGCAGCGAGAATGATTGATCCATCTAAATTCAAAAACTATTCTCGTCTTGATAATAAAGAATGGCCTGACGGTATTACTGCTATTCTTGGTTGGAACAAAAAAGATCAATCCGATTCAGAGATTCAAGCGTTTAGAGCTGACTCATCAAAAGTCAGCTTCGATGAATTTAAGAAGTGGCTAGTCGATCATGTCAAAGAAACACCAATATCAATCGAAGAAGCAATATCATCAGAGAAAGTAAATAAGGCAAGTGAGAGATTAGATAGTAAAAGAAATTCTATATTCTTTGCATTGCCAGATAAATATGCACATATTGATTTTCATCCAACAGAAGCTATGAAGAGAAATGCAAAACGTGCTTTAGAAAAAAGAGCCGAGAAAAGTTTTTCAAATAGAGGAATGACAGAAGTTGGAATTGCAAGAGCAAGAGATATTATGAATGGTCGTTTATTATCTCCAGATACAGCACGTCGTATGTTAAGTTATTTTCAAAGACATGAAGTTGACAAACAAGGTATGACATGGGATGATTATGGAAAGGGTAGACAAGCCTGGGATGGTTGGGGTGGTGACGAAGGTTTTACCTGGGCCAAGAAGGTTGTTGGTCAAATGAACAGTGCTGATGAAAAAGCACAATCTTTAAAAGAAAAACATAAAAATCAAGGAGGATCAGAAAATATGATTGAATTATTTGCAGAAGGTGTTGAAAATAATTTAAACAAGAAATATGATTTACCTCAAGGATTAACTTTAGGTAAACCTTTCTTGACTCTAGCTAAAGGACAAAACTATACTAGAATGACTGGCGATAAGATCGGTCGAGAAATAACAGATGAAACTTTAACTGAAATTCTTAGAGTGTTTAAAGAATATAAAGATTCAGATCCTGTTATTATTGATTGGAACCACGCCACTGCTCTTTCTAATAAGAACCTTGATCCTGATCAACAATTGTCTCTTGGCATAATTGTTGACGCCGAGTTGACAGAAAAAGGTTTGTATGTTACACCTGCTTATACAGAGAAAGGTATAGAGGTTGTAAAAACAAGTGGTGGCATTTTATGGTCTAGTCCAGAATTTTTAATGGGAAGTATTTATTCTCGTGATTCTGGTGAAAAGATTGGAAATGCACAATTACTTGCTGTTACACTTACTAACAGACCCGCTCAAAGAATAAACAAGATTGAACCAGTTACTTTATCGGAGATTAAATACATGGAATATTCTCAAGAAGAACTTATGAAGCTCAGTCCAGAAGAGCTTGTTAAAATGTGCATGGAAAAGCATCAAATGGTAATGCAGTTACAAGCTGAACTTGAAGCTAAATCTGCTGAACTTGATGCATTAAAAGCTCAAATGGAACCAGAGATGGAACCTGCTATGGAACCTGAATTAGATAAAGAAAAGAAAATGGCAGAAGAAAATAAATTATCTGAAGCACAATCATCTTTATTGAATGAATTAAATGCACAAGTTATGTCATTATCAGAAAGAACCAAAGTTCTTGAACAAGATAAACTTAACCTATCTAAGGAATTACATACTGCCAATAGAAAAAATGCAGTAGATTCTTTATTAAATACTGGAAAAATTAGTCCTGCTGAATTATCATTAGCTGAGAAGGCATTTGATTTTAAAGATCAAGACAGTTCTTTCTGGAATATGTTCAATGAACGTAAGGCTAATGCTGCTGTTCCTCTACAAGTGAATGGCACTTCTGCTAGTCCCACTGAACTTTCTCTCGCTGAACATGTTAGACAAGTTGCAAAAGAAAAAAGCTTGACTTTTTCTGAAGCATTGTCATATGTTAAAACAAATAATCCTGAAACTTATAAGAAACATTACGGAGTTTAATTATGGCTTATCAAGATCAAGCTCAATATCTCACATTTATCGCTGGTGAAGCTCTTTCCGCATTTCAATTAGTAAAATTCAATAATGCTGGCAAGATTGTAAAGTGCACCGCTAATACAGACATTCCCGCTGGCGTTGTTCAAAGAGGTTGTGCCTCTGGTGACGCTGTTGAAGTTTGTGTATCTGGTTTTACTAAAGTTATTTGCGCTGGTGTTATTACATCAGGTACTGACTTTTTCGTTACCGGTGCTGCTGCTGGTGCTGTTGTTAAACACAGTGCTGGTGGTGTTTATGTTGGTCGTTTCATTCCAAATGCAAGTTATGCTGTAACTGCTTCTGGTGATGAAATTCTTATTCACTTCGCTCCAAGCGTCTAATCAATAAATAATTTTAGGAGAAAATATAATGGCTCAAGCATATAATAAGTTACATCCAGTAGATGAAATTCTTACCTCCCTTGCTATTGAAGCAATTCCATCAGACGGACAATTAATCGCCGATCAAATCTTCGAACAAGTAAGTGTACAAGGTCTTGGTCGTTCAGGTACTTTGCTTATTGATAATACCCGTAATTACATGGGTGCACCTGATCTTGATCTTCAACGTGCACCTGGTGCTAAACGTGCTAATCTCGGTTCTTTCGATAGAAGTTCTTTAACCTTTAAATGTGAAATTTATAGCGCTGAAGATGCAATTGCTATGGAAGACATTTTCGATTCTCAATTCCCAGGAACTGAAGAAGAAAGAATGGCAAAGAAGGTTGGCCGTGCTATTAAACTTGCAAGAGAAAAGCGTGCTGCTGATCTTCTCTTTACAAGCGGTAACTGGGGTAGTTATACTTCTACTTTAGCAAATCTAAACAACGGTTCAAATGGTACACAATGGAACCAAAGCGGTTCTGAACCTTTAACTGACTTGCATGCATTGGCAGATGTTATTCGTGCTAATTCTCATGGTATTATGCCAGATACTTTGGTACTTGGTTATGGTGCTTTACGTGCTTTGGCTCGTAACCCAGAAGTTCGTAGCTTCTTGGTTGTTGGTAATGCTGGTGTTGCTGCAGGTTCTAGAATCTTGAATGATTCAGCTGTTGTTCAAGCTATTAAAGAAGCTCTTAACATTCCTAATGTTTTTGTTGGTTCTGCTCGTCGTGAAACTGCTATGCCTGGTCAAGCTTCTTCTGAAGCTCAAATCTGGAGTGACAGTTCTGTGTTTATGGGTATTTTGAAAGGCAGTGATGCTGTTGTTCAACAAAGCCAAGTTAAACTCATGCCAGTAGCTGCTTGTAACTTCTTGTATAAGGACATTCAAGCTGGTCAATATGATTCTCTCGATCAAACAAAGAGAATGGTATGGGCCGAACATGTACACCAAGACAAGATCATCGCTCAAAACTACGGCTTCGTTTTAACAAGTTGTTTAGCTTAATAAGCAGGTGATTATGTCATGCCTTCATTGTCAAACGGAGCAATATTTACTTAATGAAAAGATGGATAAAGAAGCTCTTCAAGATTTAAAAGATCAGATAGATGGTGAAGGTGATGCTGTGCTTAAACAGCAATTACAATCTAAGAGGAATATTCTAAAGACCGAAATTACTTTAGAAAAGACAATTGAAAAATCTCTTAGCAGGAGCAAGGCACAGCTCATCAAAACTGTAAAAGAGGTGCTAAAAGGGGGACGTGGACAATATATATTAGCCTTGTCTCCCGCCGATCTTAAATCCTTTCTATTAAGGAACGGATTAGCTGACGCTGTTTCTGATTTTGAAACTTCTCAGTTAAACATATCTAATTATGTTAATGAAATGGTTCGTGTTTACGAGCCACAATTCAATATATCTTCATCACCAATCCTTCCTTCTATATTCTCTAGAACCTCTGAATCTTTATTTGATGATTTAATCATTCAACAAACTTCACGTTCTTTAAAGGACGCTGTATATAACTCTTCTCTTATCGGTGCTGATGTTGCTATTAAACAAATGCAAGATGAATTAGATTCATCTACTGGCAAACAAGTAAGTGAAGCAAGAACAAAAATATCTCAATATAGTCGATCAATAACAAGTGAAGCTGCGAATATTGCAGGTCTTGAATATTATATTTATACAGGTCCAAAAGACGGTATAACAAGACCGGTTTGCAAAGAGTTAGTAGGTAAGGTATTAAGTGAATCACAAATCAAGAAACTTGGTAATGGTTCATCTTTAATATCTGGTGGTGGTTATAATTGTAGACATTCATGGTCGCCAATTAGTAAGTCATATTTAAAAGTTAAAAACATTGAACCTATTTCTGAAGAAGAAATAAAGAGGATTAATAAGTTATGAGAAAAGTAATTAAAGATCAAGATCATCTATTTGTATGGGACAGTCCAACGCCCATCAACAATATTCCTACTATTCAATTCTTTTATCCTAATGGCAGTTCTTCTTCAATTGTAAACCTTTCACAGAACCGCTCTAATTTAACCGCTATTGCAATTTCTAATGACAGACGATCAATCACCCTAGCTGAGTCTGTATCGTCTCTTAAAACGCAAAATAGAGTGGCATATCTAATTACAGATGCTGATGATTTTTTCCCTATAAACATCAACAGAATTTCAGGTAACACTTTAATCTTGGCGGATATTCTCCCCAGAGAAATATCCTTTCAAACAAACTCAGTAATTCAATTTGCAACATGGACTTATCTAATTCCATCTACAATGCTAGATCAATATGGCACTTATACATTTAGAGTAAATTACTATGAAGCGTATGGATCAGTATCAATTGCACGTTCTGAGAGTGGTACATTAAAGTCCTGTAAAAGACCATTCAATACTGGTCTTGATCATTTAAAATTAATGAATATATTCCCTCAATTATCTGACGTTTTAGCACGTAGACAGAATAGCTTTGACGAACAAGTTCAAGCTTCTCTTGATGAAGTTTCTACTGTAGTTAGAGATTTAGTAGTTGATAAGAATGTCACCGAAGATGAAATTCTAAATCCAGAACGTTTATTAAATGCACATTCATATTTAGCCGCCGCAAGAATATATGAATTAAACAATCAATTTGAACAAGCTGAATCTTTTCGAAACAGAGGTTATGAATTAATTGAAAAGGCAATGAGAATAATAGACCTTGATCAAAATCTAAATGAAGTTGATGAATTAGAAGAACAGAATAATAGATTATCTGGTGGTGGTAATGATTTGCGTGGCAACATGTATAGTTATTCATTAAACACAAGCACCATTATCTTCAATCCAGACAGAGAGACTAAACATTAAAATGAAAGTCACTATTGATCTTAACTTACCTGATATTGAATTTACTGCTGCTGATATGAAAAGTATTGGCAATGATGCTATTGCGCTTATTAAAGAGCGTACACAGGAAGGTTTGGATGTTAATGACAAACCTTTCGAATCATATTCAACAAAACCTACCTACATATCTAAATCATCTAAAACTGCTAAAGGACTGTCTCCCAAAGGCGGTAGAAAAACAGAGAGTGGTAAGTCTGTATTTTATCAAGGTGGTTATTCTCAATATAAAAAAGCAAGTTC